TCAGCGAGAACGTCGGCAAGATCACGACACCGCACTTCAAGAAGCTCTACCGCTTCTATGGCCGTGACACCGGCAAGGCCATCGCCGACTATCTGACGGTCTACGACGAGACCGTGGACGACAGCCAGAATCTTGAGATCTTCGACCCCGACGCCACGTGGAAGCGTAAGGAAGTCTATCACTTCGAAGCGCGCGAGCTGCTCGTGCCCATCTACCAGAAAGGCAAGCTCGTCTACAAGCGTCCCGACATCGAGGAGATCAAAAAATACTGCGCCGAGCAGGTCGATACCCTCTGGGACGAGGTCAAGCGCTTCGATAACCCGCATAACTATTATGTGGACCTCTCGCAGAAGCTCTACGACATCAAGACCGAGCTTCTGAACGAGAAGAACGAGCGCTACGAGAAAAACTGATTAAAGCAGAAATCAAAAAACAGGGAACAGCCAACAGGAGGGGACTGAGACTGCGATGAAGGGATTCCAGATTCAGCAAAAGGGCGAGCGGCGCATTTCTGCGGCGCTGCGGATCATGCTGGTGGTCGTCCTGCTTGCGGTGCAGATCGGCTTTGTTGTCGCCATCTCCTACTTTATGCAGGAGTATCTGGCGCTGGCCTACGGCGTCGTACAGGTCGGCGCGCTGTTCCTTGCGGTGCATATCTACAATGAACCGGGTGAGCTTTCTTATAAGCTCATCTGGTTCATCCTGCTTTTGCTGGCCCCGCCGGTGGGTATGATTCTCTGGTTCCTCTGGGGCGGCGCGGCGCAGAAGCGCCATCTGCCGCAGAACACCAAGCGCTTTCCTGACGAGCCGGAGAGCGTGCGCATGCGCAGTGAGATCGCCGTCGACAAGCTCACGCGCCAGCTGCCCGCTTGGTCGCGCACGGCAAACTACCTCTGCCGCCGCGACTTCCAGCTCTATCAGAATACCTCTGTCACGTACCTGCCCGAGGGCGCGATTTTGCTGCGTAATCTCATCGACCGCGCAGCCAAGGCTGAGCGCTTCATCTTCCTTGAATACTTCATTCTGGCTGAGGGAAAGCTCTGGGATGAGCTTGAAAAGATCCTCTGCGCCAAGGCGCGCGAGGGGGTCGAGGTCAAGATTATTTTCGACGACTTCGGCAACATCAAGCGCTTTTCCGGCGAGACGATCGACCGTCTGCGCGAGGTGGGCGTCGAGGTATTCATCTTCAACCCCGTGCACGAGTATGTGAACCGCCTGCACTTCAACTACCGCGACCACCGCAAGATCGCCTGCATCGACGGTGACGTCGCCTACACCGGCGGCGTGAACATCGCCGACGAGTACGCCAATATCATCGAGCGCTTCGGCTACTGGAAGGACAGCGGCGTATGTCTTGAAGGCGAGGGCGCCTGGGGCCTGACGGCAAGCTTTATCCGCATGTGTGTGAACCTCGGCGGCGTGATGCACAACGAGCACGACTATTACCGGCCCCATACGCCGGTCAAAAGCGAGGGCTTCTGCCAGCCGTTTACCGACGGACCGCAGAACAACCCCGACAATCCGGCCGAGGATGTGTTCCTCCAGATGATCTCCGGCGCGCGGCGCTTCCTCTATATCACGACGCCGTACTTCATCCCCGATGAGAGCCTGATGCGTGCATTGTGCATCGCGGGCGACGGGGGCGTGGACGTGCGGCTGATGCTGCCGGGCAAGCCTGACCACTGGTACGCCGACTGCGTGGCGGAGTCGTACTTTGGCGAGCTCATCAAACACGGCGTAAAGGTATACCGCTATACCCCTGGCTTTCTGCACGGAAAAAGCATCATGGTCGACCGCGAAGCAGCCTTTGTTGGCTCGGCGAATATGGACTACCGCAGCTTTGAGCTCGACTATGAGTGCGGCGTGATGGTCTACAGCGTGCCGATGATCGAATCGCTGCTCGAGGACATGGATATGATTGTCGACCGCAGCCACCTCGTCACGGCGGAGGAGTGGGCCAAGCGCAGCGTCCTGCGCCGCGTGTTCGAGCCGCTGCTGCGTTTGTTCGCCATCTGGATGTGACGGGAAAGTGGGGAAGAGACAGAAATTTTCCAAATTTTGATTTTTTAGAAAATTTCCTGTTGACAAATGCAAAGTTCCTGCTATAATAGCATTTGTTCGCTGAACGACACAGCGCGGCGAACAACGCAATATAGCGGGATTGTGTAATGGTAGCANGAACCGCAACCGAAAGGTTGCGGTTCTTTCTTTTTGCTGCGTGATTTAGGCACTTTGGACGCAGAAAAGTTGCATTTGCGTTTTCGTAGAATACGTTTTACCCCTAAGTTTACCCCAATTAAAAGTTTTACCCCTTAACGGGGACAAAAGCAGCTCCGCCGATGATGAGATCGACGGAGCTTTTTTCATGCCTTTTTGAGATTTTCAAAATAGCCCTGCATCCGGGCGGCGCTGTCCTCCTTCATGCGCTCTGAGACGTGACCGTAAACGTCCAACGTAAAAGCGGCGGTCGCATGGCCAAGATTTTCTTGCACGGTCTTCACGTCGTCACCGTTTTGCAGGGAGAGCGCGGCGAAGGTGTGGCGCAGATCATGCACACGGGCGTCCGGCGCTCCTGCTTTGGCTGCAATCTTCTTATGATGCGCATAAAGGCGCTGCGGGTGCAGGTGGTCGCCGAGCGCATTTGTGAAAACGAGCCGACAGGCGGCGTACTGCTTGGCGGGATCTATCCAGTCCTGCCAAAGATCACCGGCCTGTAAACGCCTTTGCGCCTGCTTGGAGCGAACGGCGCGCAGCATATCCATGACGAAGGGAGCGGGGCGCAGGATGCGCGTCTTGTCGTTTTTGAGGGCGGCAAACTGGAAGCCGCCAGCCTCGGCGGGGCGCTTCTGTAACTGCTTGCAAATCTTGAGCGTGCCTTTCTTGAAGTCGACACAATCCCATGTCAGCCCCAGCGCTTCGGCTTCACGCAGGCCGGTAAAGAGAATTACTTTCAGAATATCTCCATAATCGTTGTCGGTATCCGCTGCGGCGAGATAAGACTTGACCTGTTCGTCGGTGAGCGGCATGATCTGCGCTTTCTCGACGCGGGGAAGGTCTACCATGTCACACGGATTGCGTGCGATGTAGCCCACCTTGACGGCCTGAGAAAGGGCCTTTGTCAGAACGCCGTGAACATTGCGCACGGTCTTTGCGTTGAGCGGTGCGGTCTCCGTGACGGCGACGCCGTCCTTTTTGATGATCTTGCCCTGCTTGTCCCGTTTGGGAACAATGCGGCCATTGGCGAGCAGATCGTTGTAAAAGCCCTGGATGATATGCGGCGTGAGTTTGGTGAGTTTCACCGCGCCGAGGGCGGGCTTGATGTGCGTTGCGATTTGGGCCTTGTAGGTCTTGACCGTGCCGTATTTCTGCGAGAGCAGATAATCGCTCTGCCAGATATCGAGCCATTGCGCAAGTGTCAGGCGCGTCGGCTCTATGTAAAGCCCGTCGTCGATCGCTTTTTGCGCGTCGCGCATGGCGGTCAACACTTCTTTCTGCGTGTTGCCGTAGATGCTGCGGCGAATCGGTTTTCCTGTGCCTGGGTCATTGCCGACGGTCACACGGGCTTCCCATCGACCGTCAGGCCGCTGCCGGATGCTGCCTGCGCCCGACGCGGCGCGCGTATTTGCTTTTCTTGGCATTGCTTTTTCCTCCTGCATTTGTTATGATTGGAGGGCAGTAGGCTATCAGTTTGCTGCCCCCTATAACCGTCCTCGGTGCTGCAACACCGGGGGCGGTTTTTTACTTTTGGCTTGACTGTAGTTCTTCAATACGTTTTAGATACTTTTCATACTCGTTTTTTCGTGCAGTGAGATAAGCATTTGTGTCTGCAATTTTTAAGTCATCTGAATAAAGATTGGCAAATTCCTCCACGGCCTTATTAAAAGATTTTTCAAAGCTACTCATTGCCAGCCATCGGTGAAAATTCGTTTCATCCGTTACAATATCTGAGCCTAATTTTGATTGAAGAGAATTAACTTGAATTATATTTTTGACACTATTGCGCATCTGAACGGCCCAAAAAGTAACATAGCTTTCCTTTATTAAGAAATCTTCAAAGGCGAATATATCGCGCCGTTTTGACTGGCTGTGGTCAAATCGTAGCGACTCGATAGCATCTGAGGATAAACCAGTTGTCTTACAAGCAACTTGTATATCCTCATTTGCTGTTTTAGCGTCAGATCGACCAAGCAAATAGTCAGTCGATACACCATAAAAACTAGAAAGACAGTTTAAGTATTCGACATTCATTTTTAAGTTAGTGCCAAACTTAGAATGATTGACATCGCTTACTTCATAGTTCATTAGGCTGTCTCTACTGATTTCAACCCCGTATATTTCTTTTAGTTTCTCTTTTAACTTTTCATGGGACATTTTTTTCCCATTTAAAGGAGTTTCTTCTCTTAAGGCTTTTAGGCGCTTTCCCATCTTTACAGATTGTTCTTCCCTAGTCATATCAGGCCTCCTACAAGTACGAGCAAAATCAACTATTGCAGAAATAAGTCGATTAAATTTTACTTACATCGACTTGAAAAAATGAAGCGAATCGGTAGAATTAAATCATCATCAAGGCGATGATAGCAGATTTGATTCAGCAAGTCAAGTAGGAGGATAGCTAAATGGAAAATTTATCTTTGCGGCAGCGAGCAAAAAGCGCGGGAATCCCATTGTGGAAGATCGCGTCGTGTATTGGCATCAGCGAACCAACTATTACTCGTTGGCTGCGAGTTCCTCTTTCCTGTAGCAAGGAGAAGCTTATTCTTGAAGCTATCTCTAAGTTGGAGAAGGAGACGGAATGATGGAAATTTTGGCATATACGCCCACTACGCTAGCCGAGGCAATGCACGCCAGCCGTCCAACAGTCTATCGATGGATGAGAATCCCCGGATTTCCCGTCGTACGATTAGGCGGTTGTGTGCGGATTCCTGTGAAAGCATTTGAGCAGTGGCTCAATGAACAGTCAGGGGTGAAAATCGATAATGAGGGATAAAAAAGAAAACGCCCTCGCCGGTGTGGGAACACCGACAAGGGCGACGGGAAGCGGTTTGGCGACCACACTTTCCCATCAAAAGAATACCACAGCGACGCAAAAAAAGCTACTTATTTCTGACTTGCTACATGGGGGTAGCGAAAACGGTGTGACGCTCACAGAGCTTGTCCAGCTCACGGGAGAAGATGAGAGGTCGATTCGCCGACGCATTCAGCGGGAACGAAAGGCCGGGACGCTGATCCTGTCCGACAATCAGTCTGGCTACTTTCTTCCCACGACTGAGGACGAAGTCAAACGTTTCATTCGCTCCATGTCTCGTCGCGCTCGTGAAATCAGCGCTGTCGCCCGTGTTGCAGAGGATGTGCTCGCACGGATGATGGGTCAGGAATTTTTGGAGGGTTGGTAATGGCGAAACGGAGGATGTTTTCGCTCGATGTTGTTGACACGGATTCGTTTCTCGACCTTCCGGCAAGTTCACAAAGCCTTTATTTTCACCTCGGTATGAGAGCAGACGATGACGGTTTTGTTTCATCACCAAAACGGATTACGGCAATGGTCGGCGCTGCTGGAGACGATTTGAAACTGCTGATTGCTAAGGGCTTTGTTATCCCGTTTGAATCCGGTGTGTGCGTAATTCGAGACTGGCGAGTGAACAATTATATCCAGCGTGATCGCTACACACCATCCATTTACACCGAAGAAAAGCAGCGCCTATCTATCGCTGAAAATGGACGGTATAGTCATGTGGATACGCAATGTATACAAGATGTATCCAAATCGGATACACAGGTAAGGATAGATAAGGAAAGAGAAGAGATAGATAATAAGGCGGCTACGCCGCCACGCGCTCGCTTTATTCCTCCTACTCTTGAGGAAGTACAGGCTTACTGTATCGAACGGGAAAACAGCGTAGACGCAGCATACTTCCTTGATTACTACGCTGCAAACGGCTGGGTGCAAGGGAAAGGAAAGCCTATCAAGGATTGGAAGGCTTGCGTCAGGACTTGGGAGCGTCAAGGCTACGGCGGAGAACAATCTTCCGCAGTTCCCAAGCCCAGGCAGTACGACGAGGCTACGGACACATGGAGGTGAGAGCGTGAATTCTATTCTGAACGAGTACGGCGTACTCGGTTCGCTGCTGATTGACCCGTCGTTGTTTCCGGAGGCGGCAGAGCTTCCCGACGATATGTTTTCTTCCGTGCCGCTGCAAGAGATTTTCCGGGCGATGCGTCATCAGTACGAGGAAAGCGGCAGCTTTGATGCGCTGACCGTCAGAGTGGAAGCGGGACGCAATTGCACCGATGTGACGGACAAGCTGATTGCTGGATTGATGGACACAACGCCAACCACGGCGAACCTCGATGTTTACTTAGCAGCGGTCAAGGAAGCTGCGCTTGCACGTTCCTTGCGAAAGATCGGCGAAGAACTGATGACCGCCGAGCATGACCCTACAGACGCGCTTGGACGCGCACAGGAGGCTTTGCAGCGGCTTGCCGAGGAAAACACACGCGGCGATTCGCAAACGCTTACGGCGGTGCTGATGCAGCTCGGATACCGCGTTTCTGAGCAGGTCGGAGGCAGAGTGCCTTGTGTGGCCTCGGGCCTTCTGAGATTCGATAAACTGCTCGGCGGTGGCTTCATTAACGGCGGGTTACACGTCATCGGTGCAAGACCGGCGGTCGGAAAATCAGCGCTCGCCTTGCAAATCGCGCTCAATGCAGCAAGAAACGGAGTCAAGGTATTATACTTGTCACTTGAAATGAGCGCAGAGGACTGTTCCGCTCGCCTTGTCGGCAACATCGGCGGCCTGTCATCGGCGCGGCTCATGTTCGGCGGCAGGCTTACGGACAACGAGTACACGCGCTTTGCCGAGGGGACGACAGCGCTCTCCGCGTTGCCGCTTGTATTCAACAAGCGCACGGGTATGAACGTTCGGCAGGTGGAGGCGCTGGCCTATCGCGAGAAGCCGGGCCTGCTGATCCTCGACCACCTCGGGCTGCTTGAACCGCCGGAAGCTCGGCTTTCGCTTTACGAGGCGACCACAAGGAACAGCAGGGCCTTGAAGCTGCTTGCACTGAGGCTGAACATCCCTGTGCTGTGTTTGTGCCAGCTCAACCGCGCAGCGGCCTCTGACCGTTCTGGTAGCTTTCGGGCTACGATGGCAAATTTACGCGAGAGCGGCGCTATCGAGCAGGACGCGGATACGGTGACGCTGCTGCACAATCCGCCGTGTGAGACAGGTGAGCGCATGGAATCGCCATCTTTGTTGGAGTTGTGGCTCGATAAAAACCGACGCGGCGCGACTGGTCACGTTGACGCGACCTTCTACAAGGTCACAGGGAGGGTTACAGCATGAATATTGAGGCCGCGGCCAGCATTTTAGCGAAAATCAAACCGGCACGCCGGAAGCGTGAGCGCTATCGCCAGCGTGACGAAATACAGCACCGTGTAATTCCGCTTTTGCCTGCTGATGATCGAGATAAGTTTGAGCGGGCAATGAACCGTCATTTTCGATTATGAAAAAAGCTCTCCCCAAATAGGGAGAGCGGCTCTTGCGGTGAATCCGATTTGTCGATTCTGATTTTACCACAGGAGGAGCGGATATGCAAGCAAAATCACTTGACACACAGGATAAGCGAACAAGCGAAATTGCAGCAGC